GGGATCGCCCTTCATTTCACCCAAACCTTCTGGTACAAAGGCACCCCTGAGCGGGCGTCGTATAATGGCATTACCTGAGCTTCCCAAGCTCATGACGAGGGTTCGATTCCCTTCGCCCGCTCCAGACACCTAACGTTAAGGCCCTGTTTTTACAGGGCTTTTTCGTTTCTGGCTTTTGGTGGTGTCGAAGAAGTGTCGAAAGCGATGGCGCCGCACTCCAAAAAAACTATTGCGTTAAAGCCACGGAGGCTGGATTGGCACGGGCTTCCGGCGGCAGGCAATCCCTGAATTGAGCCTGGATTTTTGGAATCAAACCAGTAGGCGGGATGCCCGACAAAATCAGCGCAAGGTTAGCCGCAATAGTTAGAAGCCCATTTGAGTTCTTAATCATGTTCTCAACGAGAGGCGCCGGGAACCCGCGACTGTGCCTGCTCACAGCATGAACGCCACCATGGACAAATGAACATAATGGCTTCCAAGAGTAATGCTTGAATTCCTTCAGTTGTGAAACCGGCGCATGAGGCGCCTTTTTCTCAATTGCCAAGAGCATCTGACTTAGCATCGGAATGGAGGAACCCTTTTCTGCGCTTTCAATTGTTAGCTCCGATACGAGCAGGTCTATCTCAGTATCCGACGCCACATAAAGTGCCCACAATGCACGAACCAACGACTCATATTGAACCCGCAATAACGCGGCCGCCGACGTATGAAGCCCAGCGGCGATTAGGTGCTTTAGGCTTTGTGCATGCTCAAAACCGAGACTGACTAGAGCGTCGCTAGCTAACAGCCGGGAAGATGAGTCATAGAGTGGTTGGGCAAAACACTCGGACAGAACCTGCTCAAACGCGGCAGATCTGGATAGCAGCTGGTCAAAATTCATCGAAGCGTCCATGCGGAACAGTTAGATGCTGGAGTCTAATCCAGCCATCGGTCCCAATCTAACAGCATCATGCAAATGCTCTGGCGCGAGGTGGGCATACCTCATCGTCATGTTCAGCGAGGCATGGCCCAGGATCTCCTTCAGCGTCACGATATGCCCACCGCCCATGATGAAGTGAGCTGCGAACGTGTGGCGCAGGATGTGGCTTGCCTGTCCGCGTGGTGGCTTGATCGAGGTCGAGAGCAGGACCAGCCGAAACACGCCAATGCAGTTGGTGAACGGCCCGTAGGTTTGCCAGTGCTTCTTGATCGCCCCAACCAGCTCGGGCGTTACCGGGACCATCCGCACCCGCTTCGACTTCGTATTGGCGAACACCAACGCATTGCCTCGAATCCGCTCCGGTCGGAGCGCTTGAGCCTCACCCCACCTTGCCCCGGTCGCCAAGCAGATCCGCGCCACCATCGCCGGATGTGGAGACGTGGTGCGCGCCTGGAGTGCATCGAGCAGCTCGGAGATCTGCGGCTTAGTCAGGTAGGCCAAGGGGCGCTCCTGCAACCGAACCGGACGAATACGGGTGAACGGACAGGGATAGTCGATCACGTCGAGTTTATGCAGCTCGTTGTAAACGGCTTTCAGGTAGCCGAGGCGATTGTTTGCCGTCTTGCCGGTTACCCCTGCTGCCATCCAGCGCGCACGCGTGGCGGCGATCTTCGCGCCATCGACCATACGAGCTATCGGATCGCCCATCGCCTTTGCACATGCCCGCAGGATAGCCACACGTCGAACGCCATCGGAGAGCGAGACGCCGTGGAGATCGAACCACAGCTCGACCAGCTCTGACAGCCTACGCTTGTCCTTTGGCCGCGGTGCCCAATCGTTCGATTCGCTGCACTTGGCTCGACAGGTCGCCTCGAAGCGCATTGCCTCGGCCTTAGTCTTCAGCGTCTTGCGGAACCGCTTGCCCTTGACCGGCTCTACGTCGACCCGCCAGCGACCGTCAGAGAGCTGCTGGATCGCCATCAGACCGCTCTGCCCCATCGAACGTGCCGCTCCTGAAGCAACGTCTTGATGTGCTTATACAGATCACGCTCGCTCATATCCTTGGCGGCGTAGTGGTCACGAATGACCGGCCAGCATTCCCATTCCTTCAGTCGATCAAATGCGGTTTTAGCGCCCACTCGCTCCCGTGCTAGCAGGCTTACGAAGTTTCCCAGGAACAGCTCCACGTTCTTGCCCGAGAAGCCCCGTGACGTCTTGTAGTAGCGCTTGTATTCCGTTTCATCGACCAGGGAGTCGACAGCCACGTCGACCCGCACGTCATCACGCATCAGCGTCCAGATTGGCTCGTACTGCCCTGGGCGGTGCAGCAACTTGAACTGGCACAGACCGTAGCGCCACAGGCCGTCCAAGTGCGCGGAGAACGCTGCAAACGAATCCGTTTCGATGGCCTCACCGGTCTTTGCACTGATCGACCCGCTGGCGAACTGCTGGATGACCGAATGGTGATAGCGTAGCTCGACGCGCCACACGTCCGCCTCGGGATCGTAGTTATCAGGATCGGCCGCATCGAACGAATTCCGGCGACGCCAGACGCTTTCCCAGAAGTCGAGCTTATCCGTTGCGCGGGCCTGTTCGGTTTTGTTGTAGATACAGAGCTGGACGCCACCAGCAGAGCCGAACATGGACGTTTCGCCACGACCGTAAACGCTGGACTTGGTCGCCCAGTTGATTTCGTTGATCCCCGAGATATCCCGGTGCGTCCGCGCGCGACAGTGCAGGCGTGCCACCAGATCCACCGGAGGCTTCCAGCCCTGGAGATCCAACGCCAGATGGACAGCGCACTGGTTGCGTTCGCGGTGTGTCATTACGGCTGCGGCGTAGTAGTCCATCCGCTCTTGCAGGCGCTCAGGCGACAGCGCGTCGATCGCGTGCGGTGACACCTCGATTTTCAGATGTGGGCCGATGTGCTCGAGCTTCGCGTTGAAGTTCTTGATGAGCAGGATGAACCCGAGGTCAGCGTTCTGCAGCTTGTACTGGTAGCCCGAGTCCCGCCCTACCCGACCGGCGTGCCAGAACTCCCCGGCGAACTCGACCATGACGCCCGGCTTCTCGAACAGCGCCATGATTTCCGGGCGGATCAGTCCTCGGTACAGCTGGCGGACCGTATCGACGCCGCAACGGAGCAAGCGAACGCCCGACAGGTCAGTCAGCTTGGCCGAATGGCTATCGAAGAACAGTCGCCCGGTTAGGGTTTCCTGAAAGTTCTGATCAACACGAATCTGGTCTTTAACGCTCATCTTCTTCTGCTCCAAATTGCAACGAATTGACACTGTTCAGTTGGGTTTATCTGACGTGTTACAGGGACGTCAGCGCGCGCGTTTGCACGCCGGCTCGTGCCTCGCCGCGCGTGCAAAGAGCGCGGAGCGCACGCGCGCTGACGGTCATCACCACAGGAATTTCCCCTTCTCATAGGGCACCACGACCACGGCCGAGCCTTTAGGGGCTGACTGCAGGCCGCTGGCGATCGCCTGTTCAAATACCGGAGGCGGACTGCTGGCGTGCATCGGCGCTTGTGGTGGCTGTGGGTCGGGCTTGGTGTCGTCGAAGTAGCCGTTTTGCACCACCGACATGCAGAAGCCGAACGACACATCCAGGCGCGTGCCCTGCTGGGTGTTGCACCGGCACCCCATCAGCCCTTCATCGCTGTCGCCGACCTGCATGCGCTTGTAGTTGCGGGCGATCAGGTCGCGATCGGTGGTGGCGATGCACACGGGCTTGGGGAAGGTTTGCGGTCCGGTCAGTGCGTCATACACCGGCGCCGATGCTGGCAGGTCCTGCACCCTGGGCACGCGCTTGCCCAGGTACTGCTCGACGGTGAGCGGTGCGGCCTGTTCGGTGTCGGCACTGGGTCGGATGAAGGCACCAACCGTATCGCGCACCTGATCGACCATGCTGCCGGTCGGCGCGCTGGTTGCGGTCGCTGCTTGCGCTTTCTCGGCTGCGTAGCGCTCGTAGGCGCGATAAACGAGGATGCCGGCACCCACCAGCACGCAGATGGCCAGGATGAACTTGGTCGGCACCTTGGCCTGGAAGTGGTGCTTGGCGTTGCTGCTGGTGTAGGCACCGAAGTAGCGCTTATCCAGGCGCAGCGACTTTTTGTCGGCGTCCTTGAAGCTGGTTTTCAGCTCGACCTTCTCTACGACGACTTCCGACTCGAAGCGCAGCAGCTGGGCGGACTTGAACACCCGCCAGTAGTGAATGTGCGTGTTGCACAGCCGACGCAGGTGCACATCGAGATAGCGCGGGTCCTGGGTGACGAGGTGAACCTCATGGCCCTGGTGGCGCATGGTCTCAAAGCGGGTGATGTGCTCCGGTGGCCGCGCCCGTGGATCGCGCGCACCGAACCAGCCCTGCGCCTCGTCCACAACGATGATCGAATCGTTGGGCAGCTCGAACCACTTCTCGGGGTCTTCGAACTCAAACCACTGCGCTTGCAGCTGATCGGGCTTGAGGCCGTTGATGTTGTGGAAGTAGACGACACGGCCTTCGGCGTGGGCCTTCTGGTCGACCTCGCGGATGGTGTTCAGGGTCTTGCCATGGCCGGGCTTGCCGGTACGGATAACGAGCATGACGGCGCCTCCTTATGCGTCGATGGAGGTGCCGCCCGGCTTGCGCCAGACCTGATTGCGGCGACGGTCAGTGGCCTTGTCGATCCCGGCGAGCATGAAGCGCGTTGAGATGGCGGCGAAATACAGGTTCACCACCACATCGAACTTGGCCAGCCCGAGAACACCCTGGATGACCGGCCCCACGTCCCCCATCAGCCCGAACAGGTAGTCCTGCGCCTGGCCAATGATGAGGTTGAAGCCCAGGTAGGTGACGAAGCCGAAGCCCAGGATCTTCAGCACCATCTTCACCAGTGGGCCGAGGATGATGACGAGCATCTGCACGATGAAGAGAAACTGCATTACTGACCTCCTACGCCGCGACCCACATACAGGGCAGCGAGAACGGTAGCCACAGCCACGAACAGGCCGCTCAGGTCACTGGCGGCGCGACAAAGGGGCTCGTAACTGATCTGGAAGGAGCGCCCGCCACCGGTGCGCAAGCTGAAGCTTTCGGCGCTGGGGCAAGTGGCAGGCAGAAAGCGAGTGCCCTGGTTGATGAAGGACGGCAGCTGAATCTCGGCGCCTTCCTCGAGCTTGAACTTGTCGCCCTGGACGGCGGATTCGATGGCGGGCTTGTGCTTTTCGAAGTCGGCCTGTTCTTCGGCGTGGCAGCGCAGTTCCTTTTGCTGACGGAGGATGGCGCACTGGACGGCATCGCCGACGCACTTCACCTCGGCATCACAGGCTTCGCCTTCTACGCCGGGCTTCTCGCACTTGTAGGGGTCTTTGGCCGGGTCGCATTTGCCGTCGCCTTCACCATCCCCTTCGCCGTCTCCTTCGCCGTCTCCTTCGCCATCTCCCTCACCGTCGCCTTCACCTTCACCTTCACCTTCACCTTCGCCTTCGCCCTCACCATCTCCCTCGCCATCCCCATCGTCGTCCCCATCCCCATCCCCATCCCCTTCGCCGGGTTCTTCGGCGTCGTCGCAGCCGCCCACCTCGACTTCCGGATCACAGGTAGGCGGTTCCTTGCTGCAATAGGTGCCGTTCCAGACGTAGCCGGACGGGCAGTTGTTATCGGGATCAGGTGTCGGGGTTTCGTCAGGATCGGTCTGCTGGCCGGGGTTGCCCGGTTCCTTGCGGGTGTCTTCGTTGCACTCGACGCCGTTGCCGGTATAGCTGTAAACGCCAAACACACCCGGCGGGTTGCCGCTGCTGTACACATAAACGTTGGTGGCCGCGGTGAAGCCGAAGGCGTACTGGCAGCTGTTGGCGCAGACCGAGCCCGGCGGCTCGATCACCGGCTGGCCAACCGCTTCCTTCATCTTGTGTTCGTGGGTGACGACCTGGCCGATGGTGGCTTCGCAGCGATTCGGTGGCGGGATGCAGGCGCCGGTTCCACCGTCGTACTCGCCTGAGCACGTACCGAAACGCTGGATATCGAAAAAGAATGTGCCGTTGTAGGTGCCGGCATCATTGGTAAGCGATAGAACACAACGGGCGACGGTTGGACTGGTAAACGAGTAAGTCGAGCCAATGGCTCGATACTGCGCATGCGTATAAAGCGGAACAGCTGCCGAACAGGCTGCCGCGGCACTCGGAAACAACTGACTCCGGTAACTGACCGGCAACACAGTCGCACTTGAAATTGATTTCCAGTGGTGGTCATCCGCGTTGGCTCCGCTACTCCACAGTAACGCGAGCAGTACAAGGCTTGCGGCTAATCTGATCATCCCTACACCCGCCCAAAGAACACGAGATAAAACGCCAGGGTGGTGAGGATCAGGACGTACAGTTCGTAGCTCATGGCGTTTCCCTGGAAGAGAAAACCCCGCCGGAGCGGGGTTTGTTTGCTTCGGCACATGCAGTGCGCTGGTCCCGGTTACAGGGCGCGGCGCATGTACTTGAACGCCATCGCGGCGATGATCACGGCGAACACCGCCCAGCCGATGGTGCCGACATCGGTGCCCGCGGTATCCAGCGCCGCGGTGGCTTCAGCCGGGACGGCCGCGTAGACGGAGCCGGTTACAGCCGAGAGAGCAACGGCAGCGCCGAGGCCGATTTTCTTGATGAAGTGCTTGTTCAGTTGCATGGGTGATACCTCACTGTTTCAGGGCTTTTTTCAGGACCAGGAAGCCGAACACGGTGGCGAACAGCACAATCGCTTCGCCTTGCAGCTCGGAGACTTGGTCCCAGGTCAGTGCAGAGCCGTAGAGGCTTTGCATTTCCTCGACCGTGAGGGCGACCAGCGAGCCGGAGCAGATGGGCGAGCCGTCGGCGCCTTGCAGCCAGTCACCGTCACAGGCGAGGAAATTCATTCGCCGGCCTGCTCGAGGTCGGCGGTTTGTTCGGAGGGCTCGCAGTCAGGGCAGACGGCGAAGTGGGGCGGCAGGCTGAGGTCGGGCAGCAGGTCGCTTTGCGGCGCGGGCAGCGCCATGAGCTTGCCCATGTCGTTGCCGCAGCAGTCGCAGTACACCCGGTCATCGATCAGCATGGCCGCCCCTCCCGGTTAGTTGGCCTTGGCCGGGTCGCCGGCTTTGGCCTGGGGTTGAGCTGGGGTGCGCGGGGTTTCGGCAGCGGCGCGGGTCTGGACGGCTTCGAGCTGGAGCGCCAGATTCTTGCCCTTGTTCTGGCCACCACGGGCAATCTCGAAGTGGATGCGCACCAGTTGCAGCGGCTCGAACTTGGCGCCGGCTGCGAAGATCTCGTCCGCTACTTCGTCCGCTGCCGCCATGCCGATGATCGACAGGCCGTGTTCGGTCTTGCCGTCCGGCTCATCGCCGTAGAAGACCTTGATGTACTTCTGGCCAGCTTCACCGTCGAAGCGTTGAGTGCCGAGAAATGCAACTTCCATAGTCGAACGTGCCATCTTGTGTTTCCTCACTCTAGTTGCGCTTTATTGCGCTGCTTTGCTTTCTACAGGCCGAGCGATCCCGAACGAGTGAAAAAGAAATTTCACTGCGACCGGCTTGTTACTTGGCTTGCGGGTTATCTATAGCTGTATTTGAACGCTCTTGGAACAACTATTTAGCAAGTATTAAAACATTCAATACTTCATTTTTTAATGAGACGAATAGTGCTGAATTGGCACTTTCAATCTGAGCAAACATCAATTTAATTAATCATCCACAACGCTGTTTAACACCAAGGGCTCTGCCCTTGTCATCCCGCTCTTGCCGCCGAGGGCTCGGGAGCGCGGGAGGGAAAAGCGCTCCCGCACTCACGAGCGGAGGCTGTTTCAGTTCGTGCAGGGTCAAGGGTGCGCTCCGCCCGTGCTTCCGTTCGCCGGATCGGTGAAGCGTGATCCGACGAGCCGGGAGCGCGGCCCTGGACCTGTTCGGCCACGCGCTCAGCCTGATGGCGCTCAGCGACATAGCGACGCAGCTCAACGAGGGACCGGTGTTTCGTTGGCTCGCCACCGTCCAACGGAATGAACAGAGGAACATCGCGGCGATAGGTAACGTGCCCATACAGCTCCCCGCCAACGGTCAGCTCCCGCCCGATCTCATGCCAGTTAGGCGACGCGATACGAACCTGCATCCGCTTACGCCCTACCCCACCAGCTCGAACGGTTCGTGGATCGGCACGTAGGGCGTTGGCTTGCCCGAGTCGTAAATAACGCTCCACCACTTCGCGGGGCGGTCGGGTGGCGTGTGCTTCTCGCAGATAAAGGCCGGTTCCACTGTCCAGTCCGAGAGCAGAGGTTTCCAGGTTCCACCGACGCAGCCCATCTGTAGCGTGCGAATCGGCCGCGCATACGCGGGGCGGCATTGGGCGCAGGGTGTGGACCGGGAGGGATCGGGTTTCGCCACTTCGCGTCTGGACCAGCAGACAGAGCAGTCGCAGTCCTGGGCGTGCGGAAGGCGTTGATAGCTGGCCGGCTTCTGCATAGGTCATCCCCTCCCCTGGCTTTCCGTAGGCAGCGCGGATCATGCGGTCCACTCCTGTTCCAGCAGCCAGTGACGGAGCATTGCGCTGTTGACCATGCGCCGCTTGCCGAGCTTTACGGTGGGAATCACACCGCGCGACGCCCAGGCACGAGCCATACCGGGACTAATGCCATTACGGTCAGCCCAGCATTCAACGGTTTCCACGTCCTGCTGTGGTCCGATTAGCTTTGAAGGTTCCAGCTCGTCCAAATCCATGCAATCTACTCCCGACCCATCACGGGATCACCGTGGTCCAGACAATAGAACCACCGTGGTTCCATTGCTGTCAAGACCACGGTGATCCATGATCAGACAATGAGCAGAGAAGACCCGCAATTCAAACTAAGAATGTCAGCCGAGCTGAGAGCCCAAGCAGAGCAAGCGGCTAAGGCAGCTGGCCGTTCACTTAATGCAGAACTAGTGGCCCGAATCGAGGCAAGCTTCCTCGGGGAAAGCACTAGCCATCTTTTGCCTGCAAGCAGGGCGAAAGAGCTGGCATTGATGGCGAGGGAAAGCATCCCAAATGAAATACGGAACCGAGTCATTAGGGCTATAGCGCAAGCAATTAAGCTTGGGCATAGCGAAGCCTTTGCAAGCCTCGAAGACCTTGAATTAGAGGCTGGAATTCCTGAAGAAGAATTAGAGACGTTACTAAACGACGTAGCCCGAGAGCTAATAAAAGCGGGGTACGAAGTAAACCATGATGACATCAACTCGTTATGGATAAAATTTTAACAACCGCAGGGACGAAAGTGGATATTTCAGAAATTAGTTTTGGTGACCGTGTTGCGGAAAATGAAGCATCACAACTCGCCTCGTACTTCGTAAAAACCGATGATTGGAATCTGCTACGGTCCGGAAAAATAGACATCGTTTTCGGTACAAAAGGCGCAGGAAAGAGCGCTTTGTACACACTACTAACACAAGTATCTAATGAGCTCGAAGAGGAAGGAATAATTCTTGCCTCAGCTGAAAAACCGACCGGCCAAACAGTTTTCTCAGAGATAAAAAATGAACCACCTACGTCTGAAGCCGAGTTCGTAGGACTCTGGAAGGTTTATATCTGTCAACTTATAATAGAAACATTAACTAACAAAAACTTATGCCACGGCGAAGCAGAGGAAGTTCGACTTTCTCTAGTCGAAGCTGAACTAATAGAAGAAAAAAACACGCTTAAACGCCTTGTAAACTCAGCGATGGCGTTTGCAAAGAATCTGATAAGGATAGAATCTGTTGAAGGCGGCGCCACTATGGAGGGGGGCGTTACAGGAAAACTGACATTCAGAACACCTGATCATGCAAAGAAAAAAATGGGGTTCTTTTCAGTCGATGAATTGCTAGAAAGACTTAACGACCATCTGCTCGCCACTCAAACCAAAATCTGGTTACTTTTTGACAGGCTGGACGTAGCCTTTGATGAAGATCCGTCATTGGAAAAAAACGCGCTCAGGGCGCTATTTAAAACGTATAGGGATATTGAAGACCTAGAAGCAATATCGCTTAAAGTTTTTCTTAGAGATGATATCTGGAAGAAAATCACCGACGAAGGTTTCCGCGAATCTAGCCACATCACCAGAACCACGCTCATCAAATGGTCCCATCAAGGCCTTCTCAACCTTATAGTCAGCAGAATCTTACGCAACGAAGACATAATAACTAACTACCAAATTAGCCCGAAAGACGTCATAAGCGATCAGCAAAAACAAATAGATCTTTACTATCTTCTTTTTCCCAACCAAGTTGACGTAGGGGAAAAACAATCACAAACTTTTGACTGGATAATAAACCGCGTAAGAGACGGACTAGGAAACGTAGCCCCGCGCGAATTTATCCACTTCCACAATGAAATTATTAATAATCAAAAGGTTGCAAATCGAATCGGTGGACAAAAGGCCGAAGGTAACAATATCTTCAGCAAGCAAGCGATCAAGGACGCGACCCTGGAAGTATCAAAAGTCAGACTTGAACAAAATATTTTCGCGGAATATGCAAGCCTAAAACCCTTCATATTGCGACTAGAGAAAAGCAAGGCAGAGCAGAATTTAGAAACACTCTCTGCTCTATGGGGCACCCAGCTCGAAGAAACTAAACGAATTACTGCAGAACTCATAGCGATCGGTTTCTTTGAAAACCGGGCCGCAAAAGATGAAGGGATATATAAAGTTCCCTTCATGTATCGACCGTACCTAGAAATAACCCAAGGCAAAGCATTCTCCAATCAAGCCTAACCGAAAGCAACTAACCACGACAATTACCGCAATCAACGGAATGGGAGGCTTAACAAGGATGTTTTCGGCCGAATTATAGGAAAAATGGACAGATTAATTTAACAACCCCGATCACTGAGCAAGGAGGCGTGATGAGATCAGACTGGGATGATGCACCCGATTACCTACGCAACAGAAACAAGCCAAGCCCTTGGCGGCTCCTAGCGATCCTAGGTATCGGTTCAGCGGTGCTTTCGGCACTTGCGTTTACGTTCGGCGAACCGGTCGTGCTGGACGTAAACCAGATCAAGCAAGGCATCCACGTCGGCGGCAAGCCATGGTTTAACCAAGACCCAGAGCAGCCCATGCAGCCGGTTAGCCAGCCTTCCGTTGCAAGCTACGAAGCCCCCGCAGCAGAACCAACACCAGCGACCCAGCAGCGACAGCTGAGCCAGGAAGAGATCGACTGGTTCGAAGAGCGCACAGCGGAAGCGGTACAGTCCCGCCAAACATCGTTTAACGATAGCAACTACACGCCCCGCCCCGTCGCTAACACCATGCAGCCACCACCGGCCCGCTACTACGCAGCCAGCTCCACCAACAGCACGCAAAAGCGCTCCGTTTCCCGCCAGACTCACCTAAGCAACTGGAGCTGGGAAAACGGCCACAACAAGCAGCGCATCAGCGGCCAGTTTGAGTGGACAGTGGTAAATGGCCAGATCGACTACAACAGCGTGTGCCAAAACTACAAACGCGGCTCCCTGGTCTACCGCGACTGCCGTAAGGGTGCAAAGGCTGCGTTCAAAAGAATGTGCAGCCGATACGAACCCGCTTGCGCGGCAGAAAATAACTTCCTGCCATAACGTTCACCACACCACACTAATACAAAGCCTCAGCACGTAAGAGGCACGTAGAACAGCCGAACGCGTCGATTGCGGCATGGACAACCATGATTCCAGTATTGAAATTTCTTAGCTTGGGCCTGGCGGGCATCTTTTTTTTGGGATGGCTAACTATCCCGACCTGGAGTGCCATCTCACCTGAGTTTGAAGCAGAGTTCACCAAGGCTGTAGCGTATAAAAATCGTCTATTAGTTCTTGATGGGACATCCCATTCCATACCTATTTATAAGATCTGGTCTAATAAACTTCAAGCCGACATGTTTTATAGATTCGAAAAAGGTGAGCGACTTAAAGTCAGATTTGATAAAGAAGGCATGGTGGCTTCGTTGAAGGCGAGGGGCGAACACCTAATTTCGGTATCTGATTATCGAAGATTTAGAAGAGAGTCATCGTCACGCTTTATAACAATCGTATTTTTCTTTCTGGGCATTTACGCTGCACTCTGGCTTATTGAAAAAGTTCGCGAATAGCGCCCGAATGAAGACGCGCTATTGCGGAGCGGCGAGTAGCTTTAAAGCGATAGGATAAGCGGTGCTGCCATAAAGCGAAAAGGGGACAGATTTATTTAACAACCTGATCACTGAGTAAGTAGGCGTTATGAGATTCGATTGGGATGATGCACCGGAATAAGCCGAGCCCTTGGCGGTTCCTGGCTATTCTGGGTATCGGTTCAGCGGTGATTTCGGCACTTGCGTTTACGTTCGCCGAACCAGTAGTTGAGGTTTAATTGACGCCTCGCAGCTTCTACTACCAGACAAACCCAAAAACTATCCATTAAGTCATCACGGAAGCCACAGCGGGCTGATTCAGTACTTATCGAATCTCATGCAGTAATGACTGCTAATATTCGCCTGCGCCTTTTATAGCAAAGATCAGATATAGCGGCGAAATAAAAATCGCATTAAACCAATATGCCATATTTCCGTCCCCGTAATTTCTGCAAAATTCATTTTCCACGCACACTGCGTTTACATAGGCCGAAGCAATCACAAGCAAGCAAATAATGACCAGCGACACAAAAACCGCTGACGGCACCATTGTAAGCTTGCTTCTGAACCTTACCCATCGCAAGGAGTACCAACTCAGGACTATTCCTAACGCGGGGACAACCCAGCTTAATGTCGTTTCCATGACCGTCCTAATGAGCAAAAAAGGGGACAGATTTATTATCTGCAAGACCATAGCCACCAAATGAAGCTATCCCTAACGAGTCTGCGTTCGACGCGGCATACCTACCAAGGATAGCACTTCGACAAACTCGCCCGCTTAACCTTGCAGAAATGCTCCCCAACGTAAGGCTCCATATAATTAGCAATGGAATGCACCCCACCACCATTGCAAATAAAAATATAACAGCAATTATATTCATAAACTTACTGCCACCGAATCGTTTTCCCCAACGATTTACGACAGCGAAAACAGCGAGACAAAAAAAAGGGATAGTACACAGGGAAATTGCGACGCCTGTTAGGGTAATTGGCTTGGTGGACAGCACCGCTATGAGGATTAGCATTCCCGCCATAGGGACATGCTGAAGCCTTCGGGGCCACGGATTATTTTTCATTACGGGACGCATATCTATCCTTAGATCTGCAAAGTAGAAAGCGCAAGAATCAGCATGGGCGCGGATGTTAAGCATCTCCATTACAAAGAGTAACCGACACTTTCACAAAGCTAGCGCTGCACATCATCTTGGAGCCAAGACGGAATATCGCTCATTCCGTGGAGTACACGCCAAATTTCAACGTGGCTCGGACGCTCCACGTAGAACACCACGTAGTGGTAACGCTTGAGCGGCCAGGATTGAAGCCCTGGAAGATCCAGCTCATGTGCGTAGCGGTTGGAGCCTGATTCAGGATGGCGACTGATCTGTTTATACGCATGCTCCAGCGCATCAATCAGCCCTAGCGCTGCCTTATCAGCTTCTTGCTCCAAGTAGTAGGCAATCGCCCGATCAACGTCCTCGCGCGCTAGCGCTCTTGGAATGACAGGCTTTTGCTTCATCCGCGAGAGTTCCGAACCCGATCACGCAGAGACTCGAAGTAATCGGCATCAACGGGAGCAGTCGGCGCCGAGGCGGCACCTGCTAACAGCAAACCTCGAAGATGCTGGCGGTCCTGGTCCTTGCGGATCAGCTCGCGGACGTACTCACTACTGGTGCCGTAGCCACGCTGATTGACTTGCTCGTCCACAAAGCTCTTCAGCGTCTCAGGAAGGGAGATGTTCATGGTGCTCATGCCGGCAGCCCCGTTTGGCAAAAATTGGCAAGAGCACTTTAGCGCGTTGCTAAACGCGGTGTCGATAAAGTGTCGAAATCACTGTGCCGAATAGCGACGAATCGAGCAGGCGGTTCGGTCTGGAAACCGCATAACGACACGCATTGAGCCGGAACGAAACACTAAGCAAAAGGGTTCGATTCCCTTCGCCCGCTCCAGTCTTCGAAGGCCCTGCTCATGCGCGGGGCCTTTTCATTTGTGCCAGCGTATGGAGTTCGGCTACGAAGGGGCTTCATCGTCAGTTTGCTAGCCCATCAC